TGAATCTCCCCCCTGCTTGTTCAAGCAGGAAGTGGAAGCAAGTGCCGCCGTCCCCACAACCCGGCGTTCCCATGGTCGAGATCCCTTCTCCTCACTCGGATGTCACTGTATCATCTACCCTCTCTGATTTCTCCCCTTCGGCCTGTCAAGGCCGGGAGATGAGTGGGCGTGACTGTGACAGTATGAGTAGGAAAGGTTATCGTTCAGAACAAATAGTGGCGCAATTGGTAGAGCGTACTCCCCCCTCCTTGTCATTGGAGGGCGTAGAACAACTCCGCCTTGCACTCTCACGTGTCCTGGAATTCTTGGACCTCTACGGTTTCGACCGGACTGGTTTCCGACCTGAGGCCACCCTGCAACACTGGCAACTATGCTCAGCCTACTGCGGGTGGATGAAGTTCCTCAAGTACAAGTTTTCCGCTTTCTTTTCGTGGTGGCTCCAGTTGGAGCTTCCTCCTGCACCTTTCCCTTGTGATGATCAGCCTTCAATGCTTCTTGGAAGCACGGCCGGTCGTTTCATTCGTAAGCTTCTTCGTTCCCCTGTCGCCTCGTCTTTTGCGATCGGGATTCATAACCTCAAGAAGGCCATGCCGCGAGCCCTCAAACGGGACCTCCAGCAGGCGTGTATAGAGACAAAGAAAGTCCTCACAACACCCGTTCCTCCTCCCCTTCCCTTCGTTCATGATGGTGTGACCTACGACCAACCCTGGATGCTCTCAGAGCTTCGCAGGACCGTCCGGGAGGTCTTCCGTCCGGGCGGTAAGAAGGTTCGCTTCACCGATGCTGATCTACATCGCCCTTTTGCTCCCTCTATACGTGCGTGCCACCAGGCTACGCGCGCAGAGTTTGGGACCTTTGGCTGTCTTGTCTCTGACGGTCTTGGGTCCGAGCAGCTCTCTGAGTTGCTCTTCGAGCTTGAAGGTAGTGCGGATTCCCAGCGTTGTTGGGATGAGATTCTGGAAGATGGCCCGAACACTGAGGAGATGTCTGAAATTCGACGTCTCGCTCGGGTTGCCTTTTCTGGATGTGTGGAGGTGGATGATGTTGAGGAGGAAAGTCGTGTTGGTGGAGGTGATGAAGAATGTCGGAATGATGATGGGGGGCCGAATGGTTCGACCAGGCCCCTGAGGATCAGCAGGAGGTTCCGTGCTAGCTTTGAGAAGCTTTACACTGAACTATACGAAAGTGTCCGATCTCGCCATGGAAGGCAGAAGTTTCGTGTGACGCTTGTCGCTCTCGCTGAGGCGTTGAAGATTCGGGTGATCAGTAAGGGGCCATGCTACCAGTACTTCTTGATGAAGCCTATCCAGGCTTTTCTCTCGAAGTTGCTCGGTCGACATCGTGTCTTCGCTCTGACCCGCGACTCCTCCGTTGCCTCCACTTTGGAGGCCCTCAA